CATGGCAAACATCGAGCCACAACAAACAATCCACACGCAAAAATTCACAACAAAAGAACAATGCGAAAGCGTAGGAAAAGAGATTCTTGTCATGGAATACGAGCAACTTCAGAAACGAGGAGCATTGAACAAAGATAAAAAAAATTATCAGATCAGCTTTAAATGCGTGAAAGAGGGAGAAAAAGCGAAAAGAAAGGGAAAAAAAGACGTGAGAAAGATGCGAGAAAGACGTGAGAAATAATCTCATAAAATTGTATCTTTAATTTCTTTCTGGTTTTTTTGACGAAAAATTGCCTTATGCTTTTGCATGGGGCTTTTTTTTGTTTTTGTTGTGTATTATATACATAAAAAAAAACCTAATTATGGATTGCAAGATGGTATCAAAAACGCCCGAGATCACACGCAGGGCTGGACGGCCTACAGGCAGCACAAAGAAGAAATACTTAACACCGCAACGTATGCAGGACGTGGAGGATACTCTCACACTGTTGACGGGCAAAGCATACGAAGACAGCCCGACGGTGCCCAAAGGATGGGACGTTGAGAAATGGGCAGAGAGCGCCTGTTATAGAGCAACGCAGGTGGTGTGGGGCATTCTTAACGAAAAGGATTCTGACAGCCTCACAGCAGCCCAGATCATCTTCAGGCTTGCTAAGAAGCTAGAGAGCAAGAACGCATCCAGACAGGCGGTGGAAGACACAATAAACGCCCTGGCAGCCATTAAGCATGTTATTGTTGACGCAAAACACACGGTAGTAGATGCAAAAGCAGACTAAACCCCGCGCACCTAAAGTAGATAAAGCACCTAAAGTAGAGATGCCAAGGGTTGAAATGCCAGTAGGGCGCACGCTTGATATACCCGTCGCTAGGGTGTTTCAGCCTCTCTTGCAGCCCGCACGGTACAAGGGCATACACGGCGGCAGGGGATCAGGTAAATCAACCTTTGCAGCACAAGCCGTGGTGACACAATGCCTTTTTCGTCCTGGATTGCGTGTGGTGTGCGTGCGTGAAACACAAAACAGCTTGAAGGAATCGGTTTACCAGTTGATTGTGGACCAGATAAACAAGCTAGGCGTGGCGTCTGCGTTCAACGTGCAGTCATCGCGCATCATCACGCCAGGCGGTGGATTGATAATCTTTGCAGGGATGCAGGACCACACGGCCGAGAGTATCAAGTCACTAGAGGGCTTCGATATTGCATGGTGTGAAGAGGCGCAAACCATGTCCAGCAGGTCACTGGAGATACTGCGGCCAACCATCCGAAAAATAGGCAGTGAATTGTGGTTTACGTGGAACCCAAGAAACGCCAGTGATCCCGTGGATCAACTCTTACGGTGTGAACAACCACCAAAGGATGCCGTTGTCATCAAGGCCAACTACAACGACAACCCTTGGATGCCAGATGTTCTAAACGAAGAGCGTCTTTATGACCAGCAATTTAAACCAGACAGATACGGCCATATTTGGCTTGGTGAGTATGAACCGACAGCCGTAGGGGCGATATGGTCAAGGCAGATACTACACGAAGGCAGGCGGCACGATATGCCCGATATGGAGCGCATCCTTGTCGCGGTTGACCCTAGCGTCACAGCGGGAGAGAATGCAGATGAAAACGGCATCATCGTTGTGGGCAAGGGAGCAGATGGCCGTGGTTATGTTTTGGATGATGTGAGCCTGAAGGGCACACCTGCACAATGGGCACAACGGGCAATAGCGGTTTATGACCAGTATCAGGCCGATGCTATCGTGGCAGAGGTGAATCAGGGTGGTTTAATGGTTAAGAATACCATCATGGCCGTGCGTCCTAACGTGCGCGTGATAGAGGTGAGAGCGTCAAAGGGTAAGCATGTGAGGGCAGAGCCTATCAGTGCCCTATACAACCTTGGCCGCATATCGCATGTTGGCACGTTTCCCAATTTAGAAGCGCAGATGTGCAAAATGACGGCGGCAGGATATGATGGGGAGGGATCGCCGGACAGGGTAGACGCGCTTGTGTGGGGCTTTACTCAGCTTTTTGAGCAAATAGCCAAAGGTAAGCCGAAGTTTACAAAGCCCGTTGTCCTTAATGCCAACTACAGGTTTTACTGATGAGAAGCCTACGCATTAAACAGGAATTCTATTTAGTGTTTTTGCCGTTTGATAAGTCTGAATTTACCACACGATGGGACAGGGTGAGATTTAGGGCCTTGTCATGGCTTTACGATAAAGGCAAAGGTGATTTTAATGACTTTGGCCATGTGTATATCTTTCTGAAAAAGGCGGACATGTACGTTTGTTTGAGTCGCACGCAATGGGGGTATTATTTGGACGCGCAGCGCATGGGGGCACTGTCTCAATCTCTTTTGCTAACAGAGCAAGAGGCTTTTGGGGTTGTTTTGAAGAAAGAATATCCCCAAAGCAATGCCATTGTGTCCGTTAAGACAACAATATCGCCCAAAAGGTTTTACAAAAAGACGATACACAGCGGGAATTTATGCCACAATGTCGCGTGCAACGTGTTGGGTATTGCGGAAAAGATAAAAAGCCCCTATGAATTGTATAAATTCTTAGTAAGCAATGGGTTTTGTGTGATTAAGGGGTACCAAAATGGTTAGCAGTGTTTTGCCTTTGGCGTTTTCAGCTATTTCTGGTGGCATAGCAGCCAAAAGACAGCAGAAAGCGGCCAAGGCCGATGCGAAAGCGCAAGCCGTAGAGCAAGACAAGATTGCCCGGGCCCAAATGCAGCAGGAAAAGACCTTAAAGGACCAAGAGAACGAACAAAAACGGATACGGTCGGAGCAATTAAGGGCATTGCGGGGCAGAAATGGCGCAAGGTCGTTAATCACCACGGGTGAAACTGGATTATCGGGGTTAATAGGGTAGCTATGACAAAGCAAATCACAAAGCCTATTAAGAAGATCGTGAAACCTGTGACAAATGTTTTAGGTGGAAAATCTAAAAAACAGGTTAATGCGCCTGTAGACGGCAGCAACCAAGCCACAACGGCAGACATAAAGCCAAATGATCCACGCTTGAATATGTCCCCTGATCAGATTTTAGCAGAGCGCAAGAAGAAGACAAAAACCCGCTTGGGAAGAACACAAGACACCTCTTTGCTTTACGATAGCAATTTACCTGTAACGATTGGATAGCATGTTAGACGTTGAAACAGTCTTAAAAAGACACCAAAAAGCCCAAGGCGAAAAAGACGAAAACAGGTCTTTGTTTGAGGAGGTGATAAACTACGTTCACCCCTTCAAAAACACCTATAACAAAAACTCATCGCACGAAGCCAACAGTTCAAACACCTTGCAGCATGACAGTACGCCGCTTGTGTCTGCTATCAATTTCATCAACACCCTGTCAAAGAAGTTTACCCCGCAGTTTACGCGATGGGTTGAACTTGAGGTGGGCCCTGGTATGCCAGATGAATACCGCAATACGTTTGATAATGCCTTGGAGAAGCTAAACGAATTGATCTTTTCGTTTATTGAAACCAGCAATTATGCGGCGATTAAGCCAAGGGTGTATTTTGACCTTGGCATTGGCACGGGATGTTATGACATCATGCCAAATCCAAATCGCACGGAAAACCCCTTGCTGTTTTTGGACCAGCCGCTTGTGGATTTAAGCCTTGTGAGTCGTGCCGATGGTTTTATCAGCATGAAGTTTATTGATAAATCCGTCAAGAATTGCGACTTGAAGGCCATTTATGGGGGACAGCTAGACTTAACGGGGGAAATAGAACGGAGCATTAAGGAAAAGCCTGATGTCAATATCAAGATCGTGGAAGCGGTCTATTGGTCGGATGAAAAGAAGCTATGGTATTTTGAGGTTATTCACCACCAGTTAAAGCACAAGATGCTTAGCATTCCTTACCGTGAGTGTCCGCGTATTACGCCGCGATGGTTAACGATACCAGGGCAATCGTTTGGTGTAGGGCCGTTTACGTTGGCTTTATCGGACATTCGGCAATTAAACTCTTTGCGGATGTTGGAGCATCAATCGGCGGCGTTTAGCACGTTTGGAGCTTATACTGTGGCAGGTATGGACAGCCTAAACCCGACAAATTGGGTAATGCAGCCTATGTCATTCTTTCCCGTAGATCGAAATGGTGGGCCAGATGGTCCGAGCATTGCGCCATTTCCGAATGTGGGGAATTTCCAGTCGCAAGAATATATGATTTCAGGGATGCAGGATCAGGTCAGGCAGATTATGCTGGATCGCCGGTTGCCACCTGAAACAGCGCAGCCTAAAACGGCGTTTGAGATTGCCGAGCGATTGAAAGAGTTAGAGACAGACATCGGGGCAGCATTGCCGCAGTTGTACTATGAGGATGTGATGCCAGCCACGCGCCGCATTGTTTCGATATTGCAAGAAAGCGGTCATTTGAACGGCATTTTGCAAAAAGAACTAGGGGCTATTAAGGACATTAATTTGGCAGATTGGCTGAATGGCTATGCTTTGAAGATAAAAATCACTAGTCCCATATCGCGTTTGCAGTCTGTTCAGGATGTTCAAGCCTTTACACAAGGGTTTAGTATTTTGCAGGGGATGATGCCTGAAATATCCACGATGTCTCTTAATCTTCCCAAAACGGTGCATTGGATTTTTGATAAATTGGGCGCACCAAATAATCTTTTATTATCAGAGGATGCTTTACAGCAGTTACAACAGCAGTTACAACAGGCGGCGGCGCAGGGTGCGGCGCAAGTTCAACAACAAAGTCAACCACAACCGTTAGGCGTTGCATGAATTTAGACAATCCTTTAAATTTTACCTTAAAAGGGCAAAAAGAAAACCCTATTTTACAGCAACATAAAAGAATGGCGTTGGATTTTTACCATGTGTTCAATTCTCCATCAGGAGAAAGAGTTTTGGCATTTTTGAAATCAAGGACACTGGACCAGCCATGTTGGAATCCGTCCTATGGTGAAAATGCCGAAAGAGCTGCCTATGCACGAGAGGGGCAGAATAATATCGTTCGTGAAATTATCAAAATGATACAATTCGGAAAGGAAACACCCAATGAGTGATGCTGAAAGTTTGTTAGGCGATGCGTCTTTAGCGGCCCCTGTTGCCACCACAGAAGGGCAAGAGCCTGTTATTGTCACCCGTCCTGATAATATCCCTGAATCTTTCTGGGATGCAGAGAAAAACGCCCTTAAAACGGATGATTTGTTAAAATCCTATGATGATGCAGAAAAACGCGCCAAAGGATTGCGGGACAAATTGGCTAAGGGTTGGCAGAACGTGCCAGACGATGCCACAAAATATGCCTTTGAATTGCCAGACACCTTTAAGGAAACCTTGGCAGACGGTGAATTAAACGAAGAAATGGTGGATTTTGCCAAAGCAGCAGCGTTTGAGTCTGGCCTTTCTCAAGAGCAATTTAATAATTTTATGGGAAGAATTATTCCCCAGTTACATGAATACGGGATTAGTTTGGACAACAGAGAGCCAACGCCTGAAGAGGTTGAGGCCCAGCAAAAAGAGATTGCCGAAGCCAAGCAAGCAGAATTTCAAAAATTGGGAGATGGTGCCGATAGAATTATTGCCAACGTAAGAGCCAACCTTCAAACCATTAAATCGCAGAACATCTTTACAGAATCAGAGTTAGACTTGATTCAAAATGGCCTTGGGTCATCAGCGGATGGCGTGTTGATTTTGGACAAAATGTTTACTAAGATGTTTGGACAAAAGACAGCTATCACTAACTTTGATGTGAAGGCGTCGTCTTTTGGTGTTATCACAGAAGATGCTTTAAAAGATCGTCTTGATGATAGAAGAAACGCAACAAATTCAGCATTTTATCAAGAAACACAACGAATGATAGAGCAATACGGGGAACAAAAAAAACGCATGCAAAAATAGATATTTACAAAGCGTTATTGTTGTTTTATGTTGATAAAAAAACGACCTATTTTTAGGCCCGCATCTTGCCCCTAATAAAAAAATAGCCCTCTCGTTGATCGTGAAAAATCAATTTAAAAAGAGGGACTTATGTCGTCTTTACAGCAGGCCAATAACTTTGCCATTGAGTTTGATCTAAAAACAAAACTCGATGCAACATTAGAAGATACAAAATTACGGAAATTATGCCAAATTCGTCAAGGCGTTGTGGGTTCAACCACCACGTTTAACAGAGTTGGTTTAATGACGACAAACCAGCGTACTGTGGGTGCTGGCCCGTTACAGGCTCAAGATGTGGCCCAAAGCCACGTTGTTGCGACTATTAACGTGTTTGATGCCGTCACAATGCTTGATGACACGGAAATGGATCGCATTACGTATGATTTGAAATCGTATTTGATTAAAGCAGCCAGATTAGCGGTGATTAACCGTATTGAACAGGTCATTATCAATGCTATGAATGCGGGTGCAAGTGCCACAATTTCAGTGGGTGCGGATGGCACAAACTGGACACTGGCAAACATGATTGAGTTGGCAAACATTTTTGACCGATTAAACATGCCGCAGCAAGGGCGTTACTTTGTTGTTCACCCAAACAGCTTAAAAGCGGCTTTACAGCAAAGCACGGTAACGAGTGCTGATTTTAACACCTTGATGGCTCTTATGGGATCCACGGGTGATTTAACGGGCAAATCTTACCTTGGTTTTGAGTTTATTGTCATGGGTAACTTGGATACACCGGACGGTGGGTTGCCTTTTAACGGTACTACGAACGTGCGAACAAACTTTGCTGTTTGTGCGGATCATGTAGGTCTTGCGTTTAACCGAGACATTCGCACAAAAGTGTCTATGATTGACCGTGAGGATTCATGGCAGATTATGGCTTCTGTTTCTGTGGGTGCTGTTGGTATTGGCAGTACGCAAGCTGGAAAAGAAGGAATTTACAAATACTTAATTGACGAAGCAGTTTAGGAGAACTTATGGCTTATATCGCAAGAAATCTCGTTTCCGTTGGGGGCGAACATTCAGGAACATCAGTTATTACATCGGGTGTGGCTCGCCGTGCTCCTATGCAATTTACTTATGGAACGGCGGATTCTATTACCACATGTCGTGCCAGTGGATATTTTAACAATGCAGCCAATCTTCTTAGAAAGGGCGATCTAGTGACAATTACCAGTTACTCAGGTGCTGATTTTGAGACAAACGCTGCCGTTACTGTTTCTGGTTATCAAAACATGGTTGTCTTAACGAGCGTCAACGGTGTTGTGGACTTATCAGACGGATCATCTATTGGTTTAACAAACACTTAATAATTTGGGCTTGCTATGAGTTCGCGTGAAAGTATCGCATCGCAAGCCCTATCCCTTTTGGGGGCCAACACTATTTCAAGTTTTGATGAAGGCACCAATGAAGCCAACATCATAAACGATCATTATGACCAGTTTATTCGGAATATGTTTAGCGTGTTCCCTTGGTCTTTTGCCACGCGCAAGGTGCAGCTAGAGCAATACAGCAGCGACCCTCTTAATGAGTTTTCCTATCAGTATGTACGGCCCGATCAGGCTTTATATATTTTTAAGCTATACAATTCGTTAGCCTATAATGCCCATCCCATCACGGATTTTGACACCTTAGAGGATTTTGTCCTTTGCAATTACAATAACCCAATTATAGCACAGTATTCTGTTTACAAAGAGGAAAATCTTTGGCCTGGCTATTTTGCGGAATTTGCCGTCAATGCGCTTGCGGCAACCATTGCCGTGCCTGTGACGCACAATGCTGATTTGGCAAGATTGTATGATGAAAAGGCTTATGGTCCCCAGCAATCGGTAAGAAAAGGCGGATTATTTGCACGGGCGGTGGGTTCAGATTCCCGTCAAAAGCCTCCTGTCATGCTTAATGGCAACCCTATTATTGCTTCTCGTTATGGGTGGCGAGGCTATGGTTATTGATGCCTGTCGTAAGAGTTGACCAAAGAAAATGGACCAAGGGTGAACTTGACCCTGAGATGTTGGGTCGTGGTGATATTGATCCCTATTACGGCGCATCCTCAAGGCTTTTAAACGTCTTTACGCTGCCTCAAGGTGGGGTACAGAGGAGTCCAGGGTTAAAATGGGTTGGCAGGGCTTTAAAGCGCGTTACACGGGCCACGCCAACGCTTATTACGGTGCCTAATGGTGGAACCGCCGCTAATGCCAATGATAATAACGTATTCAGTCAGGTCATATCGACAACGCCTATAGGAACACAAAACCCTTATGTGTTTGTTCAGTATGATCTTGGGGCTTCTATTCGTGTTGGTTACGTTCGAGTTTCAGGGATTGCCTGTTCTACCGGATCAGTTGCGGACGTTATCCTTCAGCGTAGCGTGGATGGTGTCGTTTGGACAAATGTTCGGACAGACACATTAACCACGTCTGAGTTTATATATACAGCAAGGATACAAGGGAATGCCCGTTATATCCGAATTGCCCGCATTGGGACAACAAACTACCCTTCAACAACCCTAAGCCTTCGTGAATTGGAAGTGTGGAGCGAAGGGGCGGAAAGTGCTATTAAGTATTTGAATTTTGAGTTTAATACAGACGATACTTACCTTTTTGTTGTGACAGAATTTAACATCGCTGTCTATCGCAATAGTGTGTATCAGGTGGATTTGTATGCCCCTCAGCTTTTTAATTCCAAAATACCGTTTTTAAATTGGACGCAGAATGCAGACACGTTGATTTTGGTTGAACAGACCATGCAGCCTTTGAGAATCACGAGGTTTTCAAACACGTCTTGGTCGATTGAAACCATCACGTTTGATTTTATCCCTAAGTTTGATTTTACGCAAACAACGGCCAATCCGTCAGCAACGCTAACGCCAGATGCTGTTTCAGGAAATGTGAAATTGACATCGTCGGTGTCTGCCTTTGTTTCTGGGGATGTAAACCAGTATATCGAGGGCAATGGTGGGTATGGCAGGATTGTAAAGTATATCAATTCTACGACCGTCATTTGCTATATGGAGATTCCCTTTTTCAGCACGGATGCCATGACAAGTGGTTCCTGGGCCATTGTGGGTGATTTTGTTAGCACGTGGGGTGGTGGTAGAGGATGGCCTAAAACGGCTGTTTTTTATGAGGGTAGGCTTTGGTTTGGAGGCTCTCAGGATAGGCCAAGGACAGTTTGGGGGAGTCGGGTCAATGACTTTTATAATTTCAACCCTGGGACCGCTTTAGACACGGACGCCATAACCATTGATGTAGCGGGGTCCAACAATGAATTAAATTCCATCACAGCTATTTTTGGTGGCAGAGATTTATTGGTTTTTACCACGGGCGCGGCGTATGCGTTTATTAAGAATTTGGATGAGGTGATAACGCCCACCAATGCCTATTTGCCCCCACAAACCAACATAGGGGCATCGGAGAATGTCCGGTTAGCGGATATTGAGGGAATCGTTTTTTATATTCAGCGCGGCGGGTCCAGTTTACGGCAGTTTGTCTTTACGGACACCCAAGCTGCTTATACATCCCCCATTGCGTCACGGTTGAGTTCGCATCTTTTGAAAAGCCCTGTTTCCATGGCTTTGAGAAAAGCCGTATCGACAAACCAAGGATCGTATTTGTTGATTGTCAATGGCGATGGATCATTGACCATTGCCAACATATCCACAGAAGAAGACATTTTTGCTTTTTTTGACAGAGAAACGTCTGGTGGGTATTTCCTGCAAGCGGGGACGGTCTTTGATAGGATGTATGTGGCGGTGAGAAGGGGCACAGAAATTGAGATTGAGGAGTTTAATTTCGATCATATTTTAGATTCTTCGACGCGCATAACCACAGGTTTACCCGCGCAATCTTTTTCAGGGCTGGATTATCTCAATGGCAAAACGGTGAAGGTATGGGCGGATAACAAGCTATTGCCTGATGTGACCGTGACCAATGGGATTGCGACAATATCGGCACCCGCATCCTCTTTTGTGGAATTTGGGTTTAATTTCACGCCTATGATAAAAGATTTGCCGTTGACAAAAGAAACCAGTGAGGCAAGGCTTGGCGTTAAAAGGCATGTAAATCAGATTCATATTCGTGTATATGATACAACGTCTATGAATGTGAATGGAAATGAGGTGA